TTTTCGCTCCAATTGAATGGCAGCGACACACAACGCAAAGAAGACAATACTTTGCGTGGGAAAACAAGTTGCGCTACCCATGGGTGCGAACTTGTTCAACTCCAACATTTCCCCGTTAGGGAGCAATGTGTGTGAGGAACGCGTAGCAAGGAGATAGCGCAAGATATTGTCGTCAACATTGACAAACAATTCCTCCACTAACGCTTTACTAAGCCGGTCGCTTGCAGAAGACAAGTCAATAGTAGCATACTTTCGTGATTTCGATTCCACGAGAGCAAGCTGCTGGTTAACTGTCTGATCGTCAAAATTGACGTGGCCCCTAGTCAAGGGGTGAGACTGCAAGATGCGTACCATTTCAGCCATCTGGCCCTGCTGGAGGTATTGCACCTCAGGCATTTCCATGCTGATGGACCGCAACGACGTTGCCGTTTTCGGAACAAAGATGAGCTTTGCGGTACCTGTCTCTAAACGAGTTAGGCCCAATAGAAGCTTCTCCTTGTCCGAATGTTCCATTAGTCTCCGTCCTCCCATGAAGTAATCATAGAAGGGGTAAAATCGATTCACAGATTTGATGAGCCTGGTGAAGGCCCACTTCTGTTCATCTCTTTCACCGGTCGCAACGGCGCCAGGGCCGTGCTTAGGCAAGATGTCCTTAAGACTCTGTCTCTCGAACACCTGGGTTATAACATTCGCCGCAGAACTGATTAGGTCCCGCGGAAATGTTAAACCGGCCAATGCAGCGTCCGTGGCTACAAACTCTTCTAGGTACTGGGGAATAAGTTCCTTAGGGAACGCCTCCTCGTACTTCGTAAGAGCCGTACTCACCTGGAGAATCGCTCGCACCGATTGAACGGCGTCATAGCTATCCTCGATAGCAGGTAAGATCCGACCCTGTTCATCTACAAGGTTCTTCCACACATTCCGCAGAAACTTTGGAGTGGTGGAGCCCGGGACGCAGGAGAAATTCGCGTCAGCCGGAAGAACCCCGAACTCGAGCAAGCCAAGAAGTGATCTCTGCAGAGATGCGAGTGTCACGAAGGCGAACCGAGTACCTTCGGAAGTAAGACGTCGCGACAGAGTCGCTTTGTCATTATCTCCGATAGGAAGACTTAAGGAGTTAGCCAAATCGTCCATGAGTGAAATAAGCAAGGTCTCGATTGAGAACGGGCTTTTCAACCGACCATCACTGGACCGGTTCCCGATTTTCTGGTTTTCCATCTTGCCTCCAAAGGACACCTAGGTGTCCAAAGTTTGTACCGCCAGGACGTACCCTGCTGAAACAGCAGCGTTCATCGCGGCGGCATCATCAACCGACTCGAGGTTACTGCCCAGGACGAAAATGTCATGGACAATGTCCTCGATCATGGAACCGTCAATAACGTTTCCACCGGGGATAACGACGGACAGGTTCACCGTAATGGTGTAAACCTTGTTGTCACCCCCCATACGGGAGTAGACGCGGTTCAAGTTGTGACGACGTTGCATCGTCGAGGGGTCCTTTGGGGAACCCTTTTCAGATGCGCGGATGTCAATGGTGTCCCGGATGACCAGCGGATCGACCAACGAGTACACGTTCGTGTACGAACTGGTACGATCGCCTTGGCGATTTCGATTGAAGCGGCGCGTACCAACGCCCCCCGCTTTCGCGAGGTCAAGTACTGATGGAAAAGCCATGTTCTCTATCCTTGCTACGGGCTTTATGAACCCGTGTAAAATGCCGCTACACCAAAGGTGGTCTATTCCTCGAGTATAGCGACTGCTGCTAGAAGACTCCATTGTTTGGCAGTTGGATTTTTCAGATACAACTCCCAAGGTGGTAGTCCAACACTACGATAGTAGCGCTTTACCGTAAACGAGCCACACGAGCCGAAGCCAATGAACTCAAATTCCGGTGTAAACCCTACTGGTAATCGGAAATCATAGTAGGTCTTCACAGACCAGCTAGGATCACGGACGGTCCAGTCAGTGATGTCCTCAAAGGACACCATTGACAGGTATTCGCCCACGGGGATGAAATAATCTACCAACCACGAAAAGGGTGTTAATTCCCAGACCGAGGTCAATGGTCGATTAAATCCAGCTCCG